GATGCTTTTGTGTGGGCGCATGTTCTCGATGTTGACTACCCAGAAATCTCTGCTCTCCATCTCTTTTGTTGGGGGGTTTCTTAGCAAATGGGCGATCTTGATCTTAACAGCGCAGTGGTCTGAATCGTTGCACCACGCAACCAGTGGTGTGAAAGTGATATCGGACTCAGGGTCTTTCTTCTTGAAACAATGGTAGTAATGGGCGTTGAGACCAACAAGTTTGTCCTTGAGTACAAGAGCGAGACCCGCTCTTTGTGACCACTCTGTTGAAATAACATAGCTGTTCTTGCGTATAACACTGCGCATCGCCTCAGTGAAAGGTGACCCATCATTTTCAGGATACAAGAAACTTAACAACTTTCCTTTTGTCCTGGCTTTACTGCATTTCTTCTCAACTCGCGGTTCATGATATGCGTGACTTTGTGGTTGACACTTCCTAAAACTGTTACAAAATTTGACAATTGAAAGAGCCCCAATGGTCGCTGTGAGCAACGAAATTATTGGGTGTTCTTTAACCTTCTCCTTGAACCAGTTTAGAAGCTTATCGGTCGCAACTTTAAGATAGCTGAAGATCTCCTCGAAGTAGTTGTAAATCTTTTGTGCTCTGGATCTTTCCTTTTCGACCAAGGCCTGGGCCTCTTCAAAAGCACTTTGTACGTGGAACTCACTGCTGCTAGATTCATAAGGGACTTCAGTTTTAGAAGACTCTTCATCATCGAAGAACTCGGCAGCCAAATCATATCTCTTATCTTCAACTTCTTCAGATTTAAGCCGTGCAATCTCCTCCTTGTAATGATGATCTTTCACACTCAAATTGTCATATTTGGCCACCAGGTAATCCACAAATTCCAAGTAAGGCATTGTGCACTGCGTTCTCCAATTGGTGCCATCGTAACTCATGAGGTGGAACTCGTAGACATCCAAGCTAAAGTGGTCCATGTCCATCAATCTACGTTCACGTATTGGTCCTTTTTCTGTTCCGGGTCTGCAATATTGGATCTTCGGTACAACTTGAGCAACGGCTTCAAAACGCCTCCATAGGGCCTCATCTTCCGAGATCATTTCGGATTTTAGTCCCATATTGTTGCTGGAACATAATATGACTCTCGCTTCCATGTAACTATTCCCTTTGTCGTCTAGATGGGCCTTATGTAGCAATTGCGGAAAGATGTTACTTGCTCTTATTATCTCGAAGGCTTCATTTAATATGTTCCCATGGGCCTTGTTTGGGTTGGCCTGTAAGAAATCATCATAGACGACCGCTTTTTGACCATGGTACCCGTCCCAAAAGCCTGTCTCCGCTGCCCTACTATATATGAAGCAACTGGGGGTTGTCTCAAAAAGTTCCAGTTCCTCTTCCGATTTGATGGTCCTTGCTAGTATCGCATTCAAGAGAGGGACAGTGACTGCTGATTTTCCAACTCCCGAAGCTCCAATTAAGGCCAATGTCAATGGTTTGGGTCTAAGATGAACTTTTCCAAAATTGTGCCTCTTAAAAATCTCCATCAGTTTTTCGAGTTCTCCGTTGCCTGTCTTGACCACAACTCGCACTCTATCCAAATCTCGATTTGAAAGATCATCATACTTAGAGGACAGCTCCCTGCCAAGTACTCTCAAGCTCTTTATAGTGTCATATGTCGCGGTGTTCAATTTAAGAGTGTCTCCGACATCTTTAATCTGCAAGTCGCGTATGGATTTCAACCATTGCTTGAGCGTCTTATCATCATTCTGGTCAAATGACACTGGGTTTAAACCCATGATATTTTCTCTAAAATAGTTGACTACGACCTCCAAGGAGTTTCTCATGAAAACGAAGAAATCCTTGACACCATCCGTTTTCTTTTTAAAGTTGGCTATGAGACTTAGTATACTCTTCGTGTTGAAGCCGTTTCCACAGAACTGCGAAATTACCACTACCAATTGGGACCACCACTCATCGTTGGTCATTTGGGGTACAAACTCTTCTGATTTATTGCCGACAAAGTAATTCCAAATTGACATGAAATTACTTGCTCCAGTCATTAATAAATCATAAGTAATAGAAATTCCGAGAATTATAACGACATATTGTATAGCAGTTGTAAAAAAATAATGTGTGGTCATTCTCATTTCATTACCAAATGAGCTAAAAAAAACACTACAAATTTCCTCAATGTAAGAGGTTACCATATTACATTGACTTTCCCTTGGTAGGTTCACATTTACGTCCACTTTCGCCTGAGACTTTCTGAAGGCTTCCGCTATAGTATCGGACAGCACTTTGGAAAATTCGGGTGTGACTTCAGCAAGCTTGACTTCATGGGACACACTAATGTTCTCAACCCTCCTAACTGCTTCTTCGACAATAGTCGATAGTTTTTCCGTGTCTACACCAAGCTCATGCCTGTGTAGTACACCATCTTTCTTTAATCTGTGAAACACACTTTCAATTGTATTGACGAGTTTGTCCTCATCAAGTAGCAAACTTTGAGGAACAAATTCCAAGTTTTTATTTTTTATATTTTTTTTGGTTTTTGTATTTTCTGTTTGACTTTGCTGACTAAACGGTCTATTTTCATCATCCAAAGATGACAAGAACCGTGCTATATTATGATTTCGCATCATAATTTTCTTCTTTCCTTTCATTAAAGAATCTCTACGATCATTGTTTTTGACGTTCAAAATATTTCGAAAATGTTTTATCGTCTTTTCGAAAGCAAAAGACTTTC